AGCGCTTTCACAGCGGCATAGATCGCAACGCCTACCGCGATCCACGGCGCGAGCATGACCGCAGTCGCAGCGGCGCCTAGAATCAGCGCGCCGACGAGACCGAAGAGCAGCGCTTTGCCTGTAGCGAGTGCGGCATTTGTCTTGTCAAAGCCGCTCAACACTTCGCCAGATCCGAAAGTCTCGCGAAACCAAAGCCGCGTTTTCTGGATGGCGATCGCCACATCGAGCGCGCCGAGAACCATGCCCTGGAAAAAGCGCTTAACGATCGGGCCTTGGCCGCCGATTGAATCAAACAGCGGCTGAAACAGCGTCTCGACGAGCAATTTCAGAGCTCGACCCGTCTCTGTGTTCTGTGAAAATAGATCGGTAACGTCTTTCAACGCGCCGAGCGCGCGATCGATATTCAGGCCGTAGAAGAGCGCGGCGAAACTATCGTGCAGCTTACGAGTCTGCACGTTCAAATCGAGTAATTGCCGCTGCGCGATACCGCCAAGCCGCGCTTTCACGTCGTCCGATAGCTTCTTGACAGCAACGCCGCTACGGCCCGCCCATGCGACTTGTCCCGCAAACAGCGCGGCCTGCGCCTCGCCTTGCGTTTGCGCCACGATGGCAACGCCTTCAAGCGCTTGCGTCAATGCCGTCCCGCGCAAGCCCGTGCGGTAGAGCTGTTGCTCATAGCCTGCAATCTGATCGCGGCCGAGGGCTGAGCTCGCCGACACGCTATCTATCGCGGCTTGCATTTCTTTAGCGTTGCCCGCCGCGATGCCGTAATAGTTGCGCACCTTCGTCAGGCCTTCGAGGGTTAGCAATTCCGCGCGATGCGCGTTCGCTTGCGCCAAACCGTACGCGCCGAGCGCAGCCGTGACCGAAACGATAGCGGCGACGAGCGCGACGAATCCCGCGGCTAGTAAAACGGGACCCGAGAGCAGCGCGCCTCCTTTAAAAATAGCATTCAAGCTTTCAAATTTGCTTTCCGCGCTGCTCAGAGGACCGCCAATCGCTTTGAGTTTCTCGGCGAGCGCGCCCATTTCTTCGCTCGACCCTTGCACAGCCGGTTTCGTCTTCTTGAACGTGCCGCCGAGCTCGAGATATTTCGCCTGAGCTTGCGCAATGCTCGTTTTCTGCGCGTCGATTCGGTCTTTCAGCGCTTTGATGCTGTCGGCGCTCACTGCCGAAGAGCCTTTCAGGTTACGCAACGCGCGTTGCATCTCCGAAAGCTCGCTGATGTCGCCTTGAATCGTCGCGCGCAGCTTTTCGAGCGCGGCCTGAGCATCGGACGCGGGCGATTTCGTGCCCGATGTGTCGAGCTTGACCGAAAACGTCGCGCTATCTTGATTCGAGCCGGCCATCACTTACCCGCTTGTTTCGTCATTGCCTCGAGCAACGCGCGTTGCGTGTCGAAGCTGTCAGCGATCGCGAGACACCCTAGATATGCGCTCTCGAACCGGCGGTCAGACATCTCCACAGACGGGTCGAAAAACAGCGAGAAAAGCGCATCAGCGGCGGCGCCGGGGTTGCGCTTCATTACAGCCCGGGCCGCTTTTATTTTGCTATGTCGTCCGGTCGTTTCGCGCCCGCGAGCGTGGCCACTGCGTTGGCGCACTCGTAAAGCGCATTCGGCACCGCCTCGATGATTGCCTCGTATTTTTCGACGGCCGGCCACACCCGGCAGGGTCGCACGTATTTCTCGAGCGTCGATGCCTTGAATTTGACCTTGTCGTCTTGCTCGTTGTACCAGTGATGCAAGATCTTCGTCGGTTTCTTGACGATGATCGTACCGGCTGCCGTATCGACGCGCGCAACGCTGTCGGGACCGTGTTCGTCTTGCGCCGCTGCGAAAGCTTGATCGGCTTTGAAGAGCGACTCTTCGCGTGCAAGCGCGAGCTCTGCCGCCGGCTCTGCGAGCTTCGCCTCGCGCTCTTTGGCGAACGCTGCTCGCTCCGCTTGCAGCGCGGCCAAGCGCTCCGCTGCGGTCTGCTTTTTCTCTTCGCTCATAGCGGAGCCCCTTCCGTCGCGTCGTACAGGCACAGACCATCACGCTCGAGGCGCATCGGGTCCCATGAAACCTCTTCTTGCAGCGGATCTTCGCTGTCCTCGTGCGCCGCAGCGTCTTCGAACCAAACGCAACGGTGGATGTCGATCTGATGCAAAATGCCGGCCTCTTCGAATTGCACTTGCACTTCGAATTCGACATTACCGTAAGAGCGTTCATCGTTCGCTTGCGCAGCAAGCTTCGCGCGCAAGCGTTGCAGCTCTTCTTTATATCCCGTGACCTTCACAGGATCGATCTCATACTTGCCGGACGAGCGGTGAGTCGGCGCATGGTGCCGCCCCGCGCTGTAGCCTTTCCCGCGCGTGCGCTTGTCGCCGTAAGCGATTTTGCTGAACCCGTCGAAGATCTCACCGCCGGTTTTCACCGTGATAGACCCCCATGAAACATCATTGCCGTTTACGTTGATCGTCATGACTCTTACCTCAGACCGGGATCACGTTGAGCGCCGGGTTTTGGAAACCGGCGGTGAATTCGATGTCTTCCGGATACGCGAGCGGCGTGAGCCGATATTGGCCGGTGAGCGGCGCCTTGGACAGTAGATTGTCCGTGCGCGACACGGCAACGATCACACCCGAAACACGCTTGCCGACTTGCGCCGTGATCGCTGCGGTCAAACCCGATTCGATCTCTCGCGCGTCCGCTTCGAGGATGTAACCCGTCTTCTTGTCCACGCGGATTTGCTTCGCGAGCCGGCGTGCGAGATAGGGGTATGCGCCGGCGTGCGCGAGATTCATAACGCGGCGCTTGGGCATGATGTCGAAATCGGAACCTGGCGAGCTGAACAGCTTCGGGTTGTTCGGGTACACACCGCGCGCAATCTCCGGTGGCCACGTGCGCAGCACAGAAAAGCCGAGGTCCGAAAGACCGGGCGTAACGCTCTCGTCATAGTAGAGCGGATTTCCGTTGTCGTCGCGAATCTGAAACGCACTGAGCCCGCCCACATCGATTTCCGCGATGCTGACGGCTTGATCGACGCTGCACTCGAGCGGGCCGATACCGAAGCCCGCGGGGCGGTAGTACGAGCGACCGTCGATTGCAGAAATCTGCTCGCCATCGCCCGCGGTGAGCTCGCCGTAGGTCGTATTGTAACTCGAGAACGCCGAAGCGAGCGAGGTTTGATAAGTCGCCGCCGACTCTGCGACTTGCGGTTTGCGGACGTGCCCGACCCATGCATGTCGCTTGTCGTCGATATTTGCGTCGAGCACAGCGGCGCTCGTCGCCGTCAAATCGCCAACGACGAGGCACAATTCCCAAGGAATCAGGCTATTCTCGAGCGCGAGCAGACCCGCCGCCAGATCCGTATTGTTCCAGACCGGTGCACTCGAGCGACACGTTTCGATCTGCCCCGCGAGCACTGTGCCGGCCGCAAAATTGAACACGACGCCGCCGCTATTCGGGAAAGCGAACGTATTGGCTGTGCCGAGCGCGGTAACTGCGCTCTTCGTTCGTCCACCGTCGAGCGACCATTGGAAAGTCGGGCCAGCTGTCCCGATCGTGCCGCCAGCGATGAACGTGAGCCAAGGCTGATAATCGTCGTCGGCAGTGCCGCTCACGGTCACGACGCTTGTGCCGGCTCCGGTGTGAACCATACTCGTGAACGACGACGCCGTGGTCGTGTTCGTACGGCAGAGGAGCACGGGCACGCCGTATTTTTGGAGAACGAACGCGGCTAGCTGTGCGGCCGCGCCTCGCGTGTAATTCGTGATGACGCTTTGCGGCGAACCGAATGCCGCTGGCAAATTGAACGGACCGCTAGCGCATTGGCCGAGCACAGCTACCGCCTTCGGCGCGGAGCTCGGCAAGATCGCTAGCGCGCCATCGAGCTCAGTGATTCCGACTTTCAAAAGTGCCATGTAACGCCTCTTACGGGATGTTGGGGTCGGGTGTGACTGTGACCGTGCCGTCGTCGGTCACGATCGGAGGATTGTTGCCGCCTTGCGGTTGCTCGAGCGCGGTTGCGAATTCGCCAACAAATGGCGGCGTCGCGTCGACGAACACCATAGCGTCGTCGGTGATCGCTGCTTCTATCGTAAACGCTGCACGAATCACAGCGCCATGCGGCCGCTCTTTTTTATCGATCAGCCATTGCGCTTTCGTGAGCAGCACGCGAGCGCCTGAGCCGATGTCGTAAGCCGCATGGTATAGCGTCTTGTAAAAATAATCGAAGAGCTTGCGCGCGCTTTGATACTGAAGCAGCTCGTTAGTTTCGTTGCCCTTCACGATGTCCGCGCCGTAAATGTAGACCGTGAAGATTTCGCCGAGCGTTGCAAGTGGTCGCTCAGGCGTGCGGCCCGGGCGCACCGGCGGCATCAGCTCGCCGAGCTCACCGTTATCCGGATCGCCCGGAACCCACATGACGCGCTGAAACGTCGCGCTCGGCGTATTGACCTGATTGGTCGGTCGACGCCAGCCGAATTCATTCGGCACGGCCACAACCAACGGATTTGGCGGCGGCGAAGCCGCATTCGCGTCCGCCGCGTCTTGCACGAAACGCGCCGTGACCGCGTTGTAGAGCGCGGGCAATCCGAGATCACCCATCGATCAAAATCTCCCGAAAATGCTTGCCGAACACTTTCGCGCACGCACGCGAAAAAGCTCGAGGCATTTTACGTGAAGGGATGATCGGTCGTTTCTCTCCGCCTTTTACCGCGCCCTTGTGATGCTTCGCTTCGACGCCTTCGACGCGTTGTATGATGACGTTGCCGACCGCTTTTGTGCTGACCGCTTTACCTGCGTTGCGTAGCGGTTGCGCGCCGTCTTTCGTGCGGAGCCAAGGCTTGCCGTCGGGATCGACCCCACGAACGATGTTGTCTTGCGTCTCTTCTTGCAGCTCTTTGGCGAGCTCCGGCGCTGCGCGCTTCACGAGCTCGGTATCGAGCGTGCCGAGACGATCGATCCAATCCTGCATTTGCTGAAACGCTTCAGCGTTAGCCAATGGTCCCCCGACCGCGGCTATCCTCCGCGCTGCCCACGCATGCTTGCTGATCGCGCCAAACGTAGGGGCTTTGCTCGCTGTAAACTGCAGGCGTGCCGAGCTGTGCGCCCGTTTGCGTAAGCGTTCCGCCACCCACGGCGAGAGGCAGATCGAAAGCGCCCTTTTCGGCGTCGGCCGCTTCTTGTACCTGCGCTTCAGCCTTGTCGTGGCGCTCTTTGATTTCGACGAATTGCTGATCGTTCGGGTCCACGCCGCGTTTCAGCATCGCGCGCAGCGTCACGATATCGACGAGCCAGCCGGTAACGGTCTCGGGTACCGGCGCCGCGAACGGACAGGCGTAGCGCTTGCGCAAACGCGAATCGAGCCAGCGAGAACGATTCGTGAGCTGCGCAAGCAACCATCCCGGATAAGTCGATTCCAATTCTTGGACGTGCGTATCCGGCATCAGCGTCAGCTGAGTAAAGCCGGTAACATCCAAATACGGCGTCGACATCTCTCACGCACCTAAGCCCGCCGACTCTTTCGAGCGGGCGGGCCGGTGCGCGCTGTTGTGCGCTTACTTCACGTCGCTTTGCACTTGCGGAGCAAGTACGGATGGCCAGGGCTGATCGAATTACGGCCATCGACGTGCCACTCGAGCTCCTTTGCTCGATTCAGCAAAGCATCCACGCCGGTGCCGCCGCCGGCGCCAGTGTAGTACTTGATCGAAAACGGCTGGCGTTCCGTGTAGATCGCGGCGCCGAGTTGCGAACCGACACGCTGTTTCATGCCGACGAAATACGTCGTATCGCTCTCGAAGCCCGCGAGCTCGTCGACTAGAATCGGCGTTGCGTAACCGAGCGCTTTGATCAACGCATCGACATCGCCCGAACCACCGCCGGAGCTTGCCGCTTGCGCCAAAAACTTTGCGCTCGTGAGTTGCACGACTCGGGGAAACAGCGTCGGGCCGCAATAGATCTCGCTCGGCCGCAGGCGCCGAGGATCGATGCCGTTCGGCATCTTGATCGATGCCGCTGCGGCAAAGACCTTGCCGAGATTTTGCAACGCGACATCCGGCGACACGCTGTAATCGATCGGGACAGCGCCGGCGCCGTTGCCCGCCGTGTCGATGTTGCTGTAGGTACCGGAGCTGGTCCGATAGGGGTTGTACGGGTGATTCGTGGCGAAATACGGAACGCCGTCGTAGGCGTTGTACTTCGCCGTATGGCCGAGTTTGAAAAAATCGGTCGCGAGTTTTTGCGGCCAGTAGGCCATATACTCGCCCATGTCGCTCGACCACTGCGCAGCCAAATCGACGCCGTTCGCGTCGGTATCGGTGAGCTTGTCCACGTGCAGCGTCAGACCGCCGCCGGCGTGCGTGGTTGTGATGGTTTGCAGCTGAGAAACGAGATCTTCGAAGTGCTTGTTACCGCCTTCGTCACCCTCGGACTTGATCTGCGCGGTCGAGAGCAGCCACGTCAAGATCTCAGTGTGCGAACCGATCATACGCACCGCAAGCAGCCGACGCCACCACGTATCGGCGTTCAGCGACTCATATTGACGTTGCGTGAGAAACTGCATGCGCGTCTCGAGATTGGCGAGCCACGCGGGAGTAATTGCGCCCATTTTCTACCTCTGGTCCTTTGCCTCTAGTGAAGAGCCCCGTCGCCGATTACGGCGCCGCCGCTCCGACCGCAGACCATTTGCCGCCCGCGCTCGAGATTTTGATATTGAGCCGCTTTGACGCCGTGAACGCGGCCGTGAGGTTCGTGGGGCCCGTGGCGTCGCGCACTTGAACCGTGAAACCGTTGTTCACGCCATCGGCAACGATCGTGGCCTCGATACCGTCGGGAGGACTCGCCGGCAGCGTCACGGTGCTGTTCGCCGCTAGTGCAGGCACCGTGTAGATCGTGCCGTTGGCGATAGTGGTAGGAATCACATCGCCGGCGACGGGCGCCGGCAGAGCGACGACCGGACTGTACGACTTGCCCGCTGTGCTGCGCGCCATCTGCACGGCAACGCCGAGCGTCGCATCGACCGCCCAGATTCGGCCAGCCGTCACCGGGCCGGCGACGCCGACGGTATTGTCGTCGATGAAATACGCCAGACCGAAGATGTTCGCCGAAGTGATCGTGCCGTCGTTTGCCAGCCATTCGATGTTGATCTCTTCGACGAGATCGACGGTCACGGTTTGGTCGGCTGCGGACGCGTCGATCGTACGCGTCGCCAGACCGAGATAAATCGTATTGCTGGACGGCGTTTTCGTGACCTTGCCGGCGCTCGCGCCGGAAAGAATCCCGTAGATCAGCCCGTTTTGCCAGCATTTCACGCCGGTCAGCGTGAATTCTTTGCGCTTCCAGGTTTCGCGGTCGCGTTGTCGTTCAATCGCCAAAACGGTCATTTCGTCACCACGCTTTCCGCCGCAGCGGCTTCAGCGCGCGGCACTTCAGCGGCGAGATAAAAGGTCATCACGCCGTCTTTCTTTTCGACCTTCGCGGCCGTCGGGATCATACCAAACGCGCGATCGAGTCGACGCGCTTGATCGTGTTCGATCGCCGGAGCGTTCGCGAGCGCGACACCCGTTTGCGTCTCGCTGCCTTGCGTCGGCTTCGGCGTGCCTCCGGGTTGCTGCGCGGCGAGCGCTTCCGCGACCGTCGGCGCTTTCGCTTTCGGAGCTACGTACTTCGGCCCCTTCGGCAGAGTAGCGACCATGTGCTTGACGGTCGCCAGCGGCGTCTTTTTCTTGTCCGAGAGGATGGCGCACATCTCCGGCGTGAAATCATCGCGCGAAGCAATCAGCGAAGCGCGCTCGGTCTCGCGCTCTTTTTCGGCCATCTCCGCGCGGAGCGTGTGCACTTCGGCGAGCGCGCGCAGACCTGGATCGGTGACGATTGCGGAAGCTTCCTCTTTGTCTTTCGGGGGCTTGCTCTCGTCGTCGTCGTCTCCGCCGCCGTTCTCGGCCTTGTCGTCTTTTTCTTCCGCGTCATCGAGATACGCGGCCAGCGCTTTCTTCGCCTTCGCGGCTTTCTTGGGATCTTCGTCCTGAGTTGCCGCGACGAGCGCGTCGAGCGTTTCGTCTTTCTTCTTGTCGTCGCTTTCGGCCTTTGCTTTTCCGCTCATGTCCTGTTCTCCGTTGGGCGACGACGTAAGACGCGCCGCGAGTGAATCGAAAGTCTCTACCGAATCGATCAGCTGTAGTGACATGGCGCGCTGACCGATAAACGTGTCGGCGTTCAATCCGCGCACTTGCTCGACGCTCATCGAGCGCCGTTCAGCGACGAGCGCGAAAAACTGTTCCGCGAGATCGTTCACTCGCGTTTGCGCAGCGGCGAGCGATTGCTCACTGATTGCACTGTGCGGATTGCCGTCAGTCTTGCGCGCGCCGCTTGCGATGAGCGCAAACTTGAGACCGAAGGCCGCATCGTTTTGCGTCACGTCGAGCACGCAGTCGATCACGCCAATACTGCCGACGACTGCCGTAGATGACGCGACTATTTGATCGCAAGCGCACGCGAGCGCGTATGCCGCCGAAGCGCAAATCGAGCTCGTATATGCGATCATCGGCTTTCCCGCCGCGTCGGCCATGGCGCGCAATGCACGCGCCGTATCGAAGCACCCCGAGACCACGCCGCCGGGGGAGTCGAAATCTATCACGACGCATTTCGCCGAGCTCGCCAGAGCCTCAGCGACGCGCGCGCGAATCGCGTCGTAATTGTCTTCCCACCATGACTCGTGTTGCATGAGCGGGCCGCGCACGGTCACAACGGCAATCGGCTCAGCTGTGACAGAGACCGACGCGATCGGCTTCACGTCGAAGCTCTCGCCGTATGCCTTGGGCAACAGGGCGAGAAAGCCGGTCGGTGCAAATCTTTCTCGTCGCATCAGGCTGCCTCTTCGAAATCAACGTCTTCGGAATAATCGTTGTCGTTCGCTGCGCGTTCGTCGGGTTGCGCCGGCGACGGCGCGTCAGGTACCGGCTCGCTTTCGGTAGACGGGGCGATACCGAAACGGAATGCGAGCTTCCGCACTTCGTCGGGCGTAACGCCGCCGTAAGGCGCCATCGCTTCAGTGAGCGCCTTGAGCGCATTCGCGAAACCGAGCATCGCATCAGCAGCGCTCTTCAAATCCTTGGGCGGCTCGACATCCCAAGAAACGATCGCGCTCTCGTCGAGAGCTTCAATACCGAAGCGCTTCACGACCCATTGCGGGATGCCTTGCGTATTGATCGTGTACGCGAGCGCATCCGCGGTCGCTTTGATCAAGTCTGCGCGAATCGACTTGTGAATGTCCGCGTTAGCGAATCCCGTACCGCCGTCGGTCGTGACCATCTGCCCGGCGGTCGCGATAATCATCTCGCGTTCAGCGCGCGCGATGCCTTTGTCGAACGACTGGTAGCCGATGCCGTTCGACTCGAGTAGCTTGACATCATAGCCGGGCTTCGCGCCGAAAACGGTATTGACGCCCCACGCCATCACCTTTCGCCACCACGATTGATGTTGCTCTTCGGTTGCTCCGGCGGGTGCGATCGCAACGCGCGCGGGATTCGCTAGCTTGCTTTGCCAGTTGATGTCGTACATCAGCGAATGTTCCTTCGCGATGAACGCTCGACCAATCGCGCGCCAAATTCCGTTTTGCCAAGGCGCTACGCGTCCGCCTGGGATATGCAAAAGCCAACGGCCATCACCCGGCGTGATCGGAATCAATCCGACGACGCTCATGTAATACCAGCGATCTTCCGTCCACCGGTACACGAGCCACTGCGGATCGAGTCGACACAGCACGGGATAATCGCGACCGACGACCGGCAACATTTCACCGACGCCGACGCCGAGACCGATGCCGTCCGCTGCGATTTGCTCGAGCTCGGCCGGAGGAAACATTTCGTCGAACACTGAGCGCACGCTCTCGTGTCCCGCTTCGAGTGCGGCAACTATGTCAGCGCGACCCTGAAATTTTTTCGGTAGCCGCACGAGACCGCCGGTGCGCGTGCTCAGTACGCCCATGAACGTTCCGTCTTTCTTGCACGCGCGCCACAGAGTACCGGCGCCTTGCAGCATACCCGCGTCCGCGTCGAATTCTGCGCGCTCGAGATCGGCCTGATAAAAACGCGTCTTCGTCTGCGGCAGCGGAACTAGCTGACCGCCGCCGATACGCTTGCGCCGCTGTTTGATCTCTTTGCTGTCCAGCGACGGCGACGCATCCGGAACCGGCGGTTGATACGCCGAAACGCCGAGCAGCTGTTGCAGTAGAGACCGGAGGCCCACGCCGCAAACTTTGCCAGCTAGGCCGCAATGTTGTCAAACTCGGCTGCGTTTTTTCGCAAAAATTGCGTACTGCGCAGCTGACTACCGCTGCTCAGCCGTACGGATCGATCGCTCCGCTCTCGCTCCCGGCTAGCCCAGCGTACGGGTCCAAGCCGGCGCCAGCCGCGCGTAGATTTGGTTCGCGCTGCGCCTCGCTTGCGCTCGCGTCTTCGTAGCGCGGTTCCCATACCGAGAGCGCGAGTGCGTCGTAACGATCGGGTGAACGATGCAGGATTTTTTCAAGCGTCGGCTTGTCTGTGAGCTTCCACCGTTCGCCCTTCGTCGTAAGCTTCATGTTGAGCTCTAACGCGTGTAGCTCCGCCGCGAGCTTGAGATCGATCGGTATCGCTCCGCCCGCGCGCATCCAATTGCGCAGCGACTGCGCGAGCTCGTCGCGTATGCGTTCGTAGATCTGCGGTTCGCGCGTTGCCCATCCTGATGACAGAACGCGACGCACACGAAACGTTCCCGGGTTAGCGAGCGCGTACGTCTCGATGCGCAAAGCGATCGCGCGACCCAAACCTTCCGCGTCGATATTGACGTTAACGAGCTCGCCGGGTGCGTACTCTTGTCGAAGCGCGACGCACTCAGCCAAGTGCGCATCTTCGTCGAGACCCTTGCGCGCATAAATCTTGTGCGCGCGATACCCGCGCGTTGCGCAAAACGCGCTCTCATCTTTCGAGCCCGCAGCGCCCGCGCAATCAACACCGATCGTAAGCGGCGTTCGCGCATCGGTCTCGGTCTCTGTGTTTTCTTCCCAGCGCTGCTCGCACTCTTCGATCAGAGCGACGCTGAAAAGCCGCCCGTCTTCCCCGACGGCGAATTTGCCGAGCACGCGGATTTTGTAGAGGGCCGAGTCTTCGCCCCATTCCTCTTTACGTGCCTCGCACCATTCACGCGTCGCGAGACCCTTGATAAAGCGCTCGCCGGTAACGTTGGGCGAATCCCATGAGCTGATCTCGAGCGTCGCGTAATTGCCCTTCGTCTCGCCGTCTTTCTCGATCTTACGCTTCTTGTGGAAGGCGTCATAAAACTCGCCTTGGTTGCGCGTCGGATTGCCGCAAAGAAACATCCGACCGCCGCCGGCAAGATTGCCTTTCAGCGCATCGAAAATGTGATTGCCGACGCCGCTCGCCTCTTCGGCAACGAAGAGCAAGTTATCGCCAGCGATGCCCGCGGCGCCTTCGGCATCTTTCGACGTGAAGCCACGTATCTGCCGGAAGCCTTCAGTTGCTCCGCCCTTCGCGCTTTCTTTGAAATCGCCCGTGATAATCGCCGAGTGCGGGCACGGCGCTTTCATGCGCAAGTGAGCCGGCTTCGCTTCGTTCGCTTTGCGGCAAGTGACGCAAACGCCGGACGCCATCTTGCGCATGCGGATTTCGCGCCAATCGATTTCGTTCAACTGGCGTTCGCCGGGGGCCGTCATGAAAACGCGAGCGTTCTCGAAGCAGCAGTAGAACCAAAGCACGATGATCGCGAGCGAGTGACTCTTCGAAACGCGATGCCCCGAGCCGACCGCGGACCAGTCGTTATTTTGGACCATCAAAAGCAGCTCGCGCTGCTTCGACCATGGCTCGACGCCGAGCACGGTTTCGGCGAACCCGATGATGTCGTTTTGAAATTGCGTGGCGGGCCAAGTGATGACGCTCACGGCGTTCAGCTCTTCGAGCATGCGACGCGCGAACGGCTCCGCCGCGAGTGGTTCGAGCGTTTCGCGCGCGCATTCAAGCGCTTCGTTATCGGTGCGCAGCACGTCAGAGAAAGCCGCTACGATGCCGCGCCAAGTTTCAGTTTCAAACAAGCGCCGCACGTCGACCGCGGTCAGCGTCGCGCGTTGCGTGAGTCGTTCGGCCGTGCGCAGCTGCGCGTTTAGCAGCGCTGCTGGTTTGATATTGCCTACGCGCATCATCAAATCTACTTCGCTACGCGTCCGCGCCATGAACGCGTCGAGCTCGGCGCGAATTGAGCGAAGCTGCGCTACTGCGCCTTCGTCATCTGGTGCAATCAGCGCGAGCTCGGCCTTTGCGGCAAGCGGCGGATCGCATGTAAGCAGTTCGAGCATCGCCGTACGCATGTCGCGATAACCGCGGTGACAAATGACTCGCTCGCGGTCGCTCAATTGCTCGAGCGCATGATCGATGCGCGTGGCGATGTCGTGCAGTAGGATTTGGTTCAGCGCCTTCTGCTCTGTAGGTGTAACTACCCCTTTGAGCGCTACCTCTACAGACTCGGCGATCGTCGTCGGCTCGGCCTCGGCAATTTGCTCGACTACCGGTTTGCGCAGACCCGCGGCGCGAAGCTTGCGCGCGCCCTCGCTCGTGCGCCACGCGTCGCGGATTGTGGTGTCACGCTCCGGCGAATCTTCGCGCGGTGGTTCGTCCCAAGCGTCAACCGGTACGCCGTACGCTTTCAGGATGCGCTTGCGCATCGTTGGGTTCGGCTTGTGCCCTTTCTCCCAACGAAAGATCGACGCCGTGGCGCACTTCAGCGTTTTCGCTTTGGCGTGCTGCGATCCGGGCGCCGCGCAAAAGAGC